CCCCGGCGATGGGTCTTGGATATTCTCATACAAAGGCGCGGAGGAATCCGGCAATCTGGCTATTCCACTCCGTGAGATTGTCATGAAAGCTGGAACCGTTGGCCGTGGTGCGCTTCGTATGCGTGCCGTGCGCGGCGATGGTACTGTAGGCAAAGGGTATGCTGATAACGTGTTGATGGGGTAGTATGACCCTTGAAACCAAGACCATCCACCAACTTCGTGGTATAGCCCAATCTTTCGGGATTGCGGATATATTCTCGAAGACTGATATACAGTTACGCCAAGAGATTAGTCTAAAGCAGGAAGCGATTGTGCCTGTTAAGGATGTATTACCGGAACCAGCAGCCTATGACGCTCGCCTAATGACCAAGCCGCCTAGCCGGAAGTCTGACAAGGAACTTGCTTTAGAGGTTCTGGCCCCGTTCATTGCCAAGGGGCTGCACGTTGACTTTCCAAATGAAGAAGAATGGCGGATGAAATGGGGCAAGCGGGAGGATACTGGGACATTACGGATGCCGCCCCGGGTGATTGTGGGATGCGCGAAGGAGATGATGAGATGACCGAACATGATTTGCAAGTTGGCGTATTCTGGGCGTTTGTCGCTATCTGCGTGATTGCTATATGGGTGTGAGTGAGCGCGAAGTACTTGACGCTCTTTGCAGGGAGAAGTTTGACGCTTTCGCCTCTAAGGGGTTTCAAATACTAGAGCCCGGCAATCCTTTCCAATACAACTGGCATATAGGCTGCGTATCCGAACACCTTCAAGCCGTATGGGATGGGGAGATACAAGACCTCATAATTAACGAGCCCCCACGCACTCTGAAATCCGTACAGGTTGCGCAGTTATTCCCAGCATGGGGCATAGGCAAACAACCCCACCATCAATTTATCGGTGCGTCTTATGCTCACTCTCTGGCAGAGCGCAACGTTATGAAGACCCGGCAGATTATCCAATCTGACTGGTATAAGCAACTATTCCCCCATGTTCAGATATCCGCAGACATGAATAAGAAGGACTACTTTACGACAACCCAAAACGGCCAGTATAAGGGGACTGGGATAGGCGGAACTATCACGGGGTTTGGCTGTAATACTCTGATTATTGACGACCCCTTAAACCCGAAAGAGGCCGTATCGGACACCATCCGGTTATCTGCTATAGACGAAATCCGCTCAACTCTCTTCTCACGCTTTAACGATTACAAAATGCGCCGCATGATTCTAATTATGCAAAGGCTGCACGATGCAGACCCTACAGGGGATTTGTATAAAGACGGGGGATATTATCTCTTAAAGCTCCCGGCCTATGCCTCTAAACGAATCCAGATTGATCTGCATGGACTAACTTGGACCATGGAAGAGGGGGACTATCTTACCCCAAGGCTAGACCAAGCGTCACTAGATAAGTTGCGTACTGATTTGGGGGAATATCACTTTTCAGGCCAGTATATGCAAGAGCCCGTCCCACTAGGCGGCGGAGATTTTAAAGAGGGATGGATACAGTTTTACGCTCAAGGCGGTATAAAGCCAAAGGAAATGAATGTGGTCATCCTTGTCGACCCTGCTGGCGGCGAGGAGCTGAACAAGAAGAAAAAGAAATTATCCGACTGGACCGCAATGATGGTTGTTGGTTTGGGAACTGATAACAATTATTACTTACTGGACATAATCAGGGACAGGCTCAATCCTACCGAAAGGATTGATACTTTGTTCATGCTTCATAGAAAGTGGAACGCCCTGTGCGGCAAAGCACCCAAGGTGGGCTATGAGAAATACGGTATGATGACCGACACCCACTACATCGAGGACAAGAAAAAACAGGATGCCTATAACTTTCCCTTGATTGAGCTTGGCGGACAGATGCAAAAGGAAGAAAGAATTAGGAGACTGATTCCGGATATGCAAAATGGCCGTTGGTATTTCCCGCAAAGTCTGATATATATAGATAGCGAGGGGCGGAAGTTTGATCTTGTTCAAGAACTTGTGTCGTCAGAAATGCCCACTTTTCCACGCGCCAGACATGATGATATGCTTGACGCGCTTTCGCGTATCTATGAGGGGGATTTAAATATGGTGTTTCCAAAGCCAAAGGTCGGCATGGTTGAGAAGTCTATGCGAGCGAACGAAGAATCTTATACGCCGTGGGATTACTAAATGGACAAAATCGCCCTCCTTTGCCAGAAGCAATTAAAAATCTCTCAACGCGGTCTATCTCTCCAATGGCAGAACACCGATGCTTGTCAGTCGTTTTACAACGGCGACATGATGACTTATTCGGACAGGATTCAGTTCGCCACACAGGACGGACAAAGAAAACGCACAACGGTAGCGTTTAACAAGGTTCAATCTAATGTGGATTCTGTTGTAGGTTTTATGGCGCAAAACCGTCGGGAGCCTAAATTCTTAGCCAGACTTCAAGCTTCACCCGAACAGCAACGCTATTCCAAAAACATGAATGCCCTCTATGGGTATCATAGGGAAAATGAGAACGCAGACCAGATCGAGACCGAGCAAGATTCGGATATGCTTGTCAATGGATATGGGGCAACAGATGTTGATTTGTCCTACATTCAAGGGAATGCATCTACCTCACCTTATGGGGACATTATCAAAGTCAGGTTGGAGCCTCGTCAGGTAGGTTGGGACCCAAGGGCTAAGCAGAAGAATTTACTAGATGCCAGATGGGCGTATTACTACGATGATTATGAACTAAAAGAAGCCCTTTCATTATTCCAAGGTTCGAATGAAAGCGACTTTGAGAAGGTCTCGAATGAGGAACCCGCTGATACCGGGTATGTCTACAACCCTTGGGGCGGGCTGTATGACAAAATTAAACTGGTAGATACGGTTGAATGGGCTGCCCGTGAACAGGACATGGTTCGGGTGTATAACCACCAATGGATGGAATACGAAACGTTCTATCGTGCCAAGAATCCCATTTACTCTGCCCAAACACCAGAAGATGCCTCTTTTTTCAAAATACAGTTAGACATTATTCAATCTGAAATCCCGAATATGGGACCCGAAGATTTAGACGCGCCGGATATGTTTGCGTTTGATCCTTTGTCGGAAGAGTTGGTCTTTGATGAAAAGACCAAGACCAAGTTAAAGCAAGCCTTCGGGGAATTAATCGAGCCTGTAAGCTTTAAGCGCAAGGTTTTCCATACCGCTGTTTACTCCGGTTCTCACGTATTCACGCACTTCCGCTCTATCTCCCAGCAGGGCTTCTCCATAAAGTTCAAGACCGGGACGTACAATGCGCAAGACAAAATCTGGGTTGGTATGGTCAATTCCATGATGGAGCCGCAGAAGTATTACAACAAAGCTTTAACGGAACTCCTATTCACCATCGCGTCCAACTCTAAAGGTGGAGTGATGGTTGAGGAGAACGCAGTTGAATCCATTTCTGACTTTGAGAGTAAATGGGCGAAGACGGATGCGGTTATCAAGGTAAATGACGGGGCCTTGTCTGGACAGAAGATACAAGAAAAAACCCGTGGGGCTTTGCCTACAGGTTTAGAGGGTATCATTCAATTATGCGATGCCAATATATCCGCCAATGGCGTTGATCCTTCCTTCTTGGGACAAATAGGTGAGCAAGAATCCGGTATCTTGTACAAACGCCGTATCCGTCAAGTCATATCTAAAATGGGTAGGTATTTTGACTCGCTCACGATGTATCAGAAGGAAGATGCTAGATTACACGCTGATCTTATTCCTGTTTGGGTCGAGAACAACAACGGCCAATGGGTCAGGATCACAGGCGAAGACGGGGCAGATGAGTTCGTTCAAGTCTCCTCTGATATGTTGACTGCCGAATATGACATTTCCATTCAAGAAGCCTCACAAACACCGGAAGACAAGCAGGAAACCGCGCTTGTATTGAATGCTTTGGGTGACAAACTAGCCATGATTAACCCTCCTGCTGCCCAAAAGATATGGGCAGAATCCCTTTCCATGATGTCAATGGATGTTGATGTTGTTGGACGAATCAGGGAGGTTCTGCAACCTAACGAGGAAATGGTTCCTATTCAGGAAGTACAGAAACTTCAGCAGATGATCGAGCAATTACAATCGCAATTAAACATGGCGCAAGTCACTAAACTGCAATCTGAAACAGAGAAGAACCAAGCCACGACACAGAAAATCGCCGCTGAAATACCCAAGACGCAAGCCCAGACTGTTAGTGAATTGGAAACAGCCCGCAGGACAGGATATGAAAATGATATTCTGCAATCTGGAAATTACGAACCCGCCAACGTATCTATCTAAGGAGCCAAAATGAAGATACTAGAAGAAGCCGAAGAACTAAAGAAACAACTCGAAGCCCTTGAGACTGAAGAGGGCGATGGGTTGCCGGAAGAGATTGTTGAGGAAGTTGTAGAAGAACCGGAGGTCAAGGATGAACCTGTTGACGAGCCGAAGGAAGAACCCAAAGAGGAAGTTAAAGATGAACCAGAAGAATTAGACGCTTCCGGATGGAGAAAGCTTCGCCGTGAAAAAGCCGCTGCTGAAAAACGAGCACAAGAAGCGGAATCTAAATTAGCAGCACCTAAAGAAGAAACCGAATCTAATCCCCTAGATGCTGAAATTGCGGACGTTATTATTGAAAGACGAAAGCAAAAGGCAGAACAGGAATTTAACAGATTAGAACAAGACTTTGCCCGTACCGTACCGGGCTATGAAGACACAGAAGAC